TCCATCGCTGAAATCATCAATTAAAAACCATTTTCTTTTAAAGGAACCAGGATTGCTGGTGGTATCTATATTCACAAGGCTGGAAGCCTCCCAATCAGCCTGTTCGGTTTGTGTCCAGGTATTCGATACAGAGTTGTAAAAAATGGCCGGAGAGATTTGATATGAACTGATCCCGCAGAGCGTCATAACCTGTTCGGCCAACCATTCCATCAATTTATCCTGATGCCAATAGCGATAAGAACAATAGAGTTTTTCTCCTGATGTCAGCGCAGCCAACAGTGTTATTTTTAACGGCAGGGATTTTTTGTTTAGATCGCTGGTCGTGTAATCTGTGGTGGGTTTAATTTCTGTGGAGCCGCCCAGGGTGGTTCCGCGTTTTACAATTACAATTATTCCAACTCCATTATTGTCGGTGGTGAACTCTGTCCCGCTATCCTGGCCGAGCAGTTCGTCGGTCACCAGGGTGCTTATCTCCTCGGCGCTCTTCTTCTCAAATATCGACATAGCGCTCACCAGCGTCATTGAAACGGTTTTCTCCTCCGGGTTATAATCCGGATCCCCGGATATGTATCCGGTGAATGAGCGCAAGGTTTCATAAGTGCCGTCGGCCAGTTGGGCGCCGATCTTAATAATGATCTTGGACTGGTTAACAAGTTTTCCGCTGGGGAACAGACCTTTCGGGTTGTCCTGTTTCCACTGGTTGCGGTCGTTCCGGAAGGTAAGCGTCACGTTGTCCAGGTTGAATACGCCATAGTCTTCCTTGTCCAGCTTCCACATGATCGTGCCGGATGAATCTTCTGTCAGGTAATCGGTAATGTCTATAGCAGAATCGTAAACATAAGCGGATCCTGACCACGCCTGGCGATATAATTCAATGGTCTTCTTGTAAACCGGATTAGGTCGGTTGAACGCGGATTTAAGATTGTCGCTTATGGCTTGCGGCATTATCTCTCCCTCAGTTCCATGGATAGGGAAAATAATTCGGCCTTGCGGTCTATGGCCCACGCGGGCGCGGACGCTATGGAAAACTCATAGATCTCTGAGGCATCAAAATCGGAGTGTAATACCAGGGTAATAAAACCACTGGCCTTCATGTACGGCAGCAGAGCGTCCTTGGTTGTCTTGGCGAGGTTTTCCACGGAGAGGGTGCCCGCGAGCTTTGTCCACTCCTTCCACGCCACCAGCGGGCCGCCGGCGAGACGGTAAGCTCCGGCCTTCTGCTCCCCGGACGGCTGCCAGTCGGTAAGCGCAAGACCCAGGGAGAGGATGTTTAAACAAACCTTTAGCTCGCCCAGGTATTTCTCAGCATTCGCCGCCTGCGTGGTGGCGGCTATTACGCGCACTCCGGAGCAGATCACGGGGGTGGATATCTCGATAACGGTATTGGCGGCCGCCAGCGTGAGTGTGGCCTCGGCAATGGCCACCCAGGCGCTGCCGTTGTAGTAATAGGCGGTCACGGCCTTGTAATTGTGCCCGAGCAGGATTATGCGGTCGAAGGTGCGCGTGACAGCCGCGCCCTGCCAGTTCTTAAATGCGACCTCAACGGTCTCGGGTGTGGAGTCGCTTGATCCGCTGGAAAGATGACAGGTAGCTGGCTTCTGATCGTACAGGTAAGCTTTGGTGGCGTCCCCGGAGGTCACGGTGATGGCACAGTCGCCGTTGACGTAATTCTCGCTGTATATCTCTATGGGGTCGTTCATAGCGCGGTCTCCCCGACGCGCTTGGCGCCCTGCTTATATATGACCTTTGATAGATCCAGCGCTTCGGTTACTCCCTTGCGGCCGGCGTCGGCTATTTGCCGACAGATATCCCGGACATTCCCGCCGTTCACTCCGCCATTGATATTTATGGTGGAGCTGTAATTTATGTTGGTTCCGGCTCCGGCGGACGCCAGCGCCCCACCTGACAAGTTTAAAACAGGAGATCCGGACTTTATTGCTTTCACCACATCAGCGGAAAGAACAAACTCCCCTCTATGAACCACGCCGGCCACTTCGTTAACATTTCCATCCCCTGTATATCCTCCACCAGCAAAACCGAAAAATTTACCCACTCCAGGGAGGAGTCCAGCTCCTCCTGAAAACGCCAACAAAATAGCTTTCTTGGCGATCATTATTTCAATCATTTCCAGGAAAGAGTTAAGGATTCCCTGGAACATCTTTTTTGACAGAGCTTCAAGATTTAAAAAGTCCTGACTGGAAGAAGTAAAAAAATCATGAAAGGCGGTCTTCGCCGGGCCTATAGAACCGGAAATAACCTGGTTCCAATTGTCCTTCCAATTATTCATCCCCTGGGCGGTTTCGTCCATGGCCTGTTTAAATCCACCGGAAAAAGTATGGCTGGCTTCGGCGTAGTCGCGCTCAAGATCTTTAAGCACTTTTTCCTGGCGTATCTTCATATCCTCGGAGTTACGGGCTTGTGCGATAAAATTGCGGCGGGATTCTATCGCGGTCTTGCCGAAGAAACGAGTATACATCTGTCCGCGTTCAGTAAGTTTAAAACCGTCGAAGTCGCGCAAAAGTTCAAGCTGCTTGCGCTGGTCAGTCATTACAGCTTCTAACCGTTTAGCCTGTTGCTCTGGAGACATAAACTTTTCCCAGTCCTCATCCTTGCCGCCGGGAGTGGATAGTGTGGGTTTCCCGGGATCGCCACCACCAAGATCCTCTGGGATAGGCTTTACTCCCATAATGGCTTTAGTCGCCTCTGTGGCCGCGCCACCCAGGACTCTAAAAATATTTATATTATTCCAGACGGATTTAAAAATAGTTTTCAGAGTTCCGTCGGTTTTTTGAAGCGCAACGTTACCGTCATATACCGCTCTCGTAGCAACAGGTATTATCTCCACTATGTCTATTAAAATATTAGCCACATCTGTTAATGGGCCGGAGACCAACTCTCCTATTTTCTCGTACAGCGTATCCATGCTTTTGTAGAGTTGATCGGTTGCCCCCAGGGCAGCGCCCTCAGTGTTTGCTAAACCTCCGAGCCGGGACTCTACCTGACTAAGCACAGCCTCATATTTAGCATGACCCTTAATATTTGCGTCTATTTTTATTCCATACTTTGCGAGTGTATCAGTTTGTCCCTGATATGCTTTACCCATTAATTTTGCGGCGCTCTCGGAACTGCCAGTCTTTACCGCCAGATCCAGCGTAGCCACGGTTGCTTTTTTAAGTTCTTCACCATAGAGACCGAACGTCACCAATTGTGTCTGAATGGCTAATATCTGTTCGTCGGTGTATTTTGTGGTCTTCTGTAGTTTATCTGCAAGATCTACCTGGTCCTGTATGTCTTTGCGGGTAAAATTTCCTAGATTTTGATATGCTTTCGCGAACAGATTTACAGCTTTTTCAGATTCCCGATAAGCGTCATAAGTTTTATTCAGAAAGGAAAGAGCCGCCATGCCGGCTGTGCCACCGGCCAGTAATCCAGTAAACTTAGAAAGACCGCGAGAAACGCGGGTGATTTGGGAGTCTATGCGATTAATGGAATTAGTGGCGGCGGTTATGCCCGTCGCGTCGAATGCACTCTTGATTAGGAATTGAAGGGGTCCTGACATTTATTTTTCCCTTTTGACCTTAACGCCCAGCGTTCGCAAAAACTCGTTTTCTTCTGCCCGGACGCCAGTTTTTTTATGATTGCCTTGTTCGGATCCGGCCGTAGATCCGAACAACCCGCCCATGGCCGCGTTAATCTTCTTCATGAAGTCCATGTCCAGGTTAACCGCCTGCAGGAGCGCCCAATTTATCCAGGCCGGGGTCTTGTCCAGCAGGGCTTCAAAACTGTATTGCGGGAACTTGGCCGCGATAGTCCGAAGGGCGAAAGAAAGCGGGTCTTTTATTTCTGGACCGCGTTCCCTTTGAATACTTCCATCGCCCGGCGAAAACTGGACAGGAGCTCTGCAGGCTTGTTGACCTTAGCGGCCGCTTCCACGATCGCGGACAGGTCGAGCAGGCTTAGGTCCGCGAGCTTGCTCAGGGATTCATCCCCGGTGAACAGGCCGAGCGCCGCCGGCATATTGTCTCCGGCCGCCACAAGCGCGTCCGCCACGGCTTTATGAAAGTCAGGGCTGTTCGCGTCCTTGAATTTGTTGGGGTCGCCCTGCACGTCTTTAAGCATGGCGGCCAGTTTGGACGTGCGCCGGATGGTGAGCGGGTATACCGTGAACTCTCCGGAAGACAATTTCACCTTCACCGCTTCCTGCTCTATCGCTGAGATGACAGTTAAATCCATTGTGTTTCCCTCCATGATATACCCTGGCGGCCGCCACTGCACCGCCAGGGTTACGCCATTCCGCTGTTAGGCGGTTACGCTGAACTGCGCCACGTACGTGGTGGCGAGGCGGTTTCCGGCCGCGTCTTTGAGGCCCGTGCTCACTATCGCCTGGAGCGTGTCTGAGGCCGTCCAGTTGCTGGTCGGGGTGAACGTTACCGTCTTGGCGGACGCGTCGTACGTTATGCTGCCAGCCACCAGGGCCGCGCTTCCGGGGGTGGTGGTGTTGATTATCTGAAACGTGTCCCCGTAGACTACGGTGCTCCAATCCACTCCGTTGGTTTCGGTAATGGTCCACAGTACCGTCCCCTTGGCGTCCTTAGGCGTGGTTGATCCGTCCGCCGGAGTGGTCTGCGCCACGGTCGGGGGCGTGGTGTCCAGGCCGGTATCGGTCACTGAAAAAAACTCGTCCCCGGCGGCCTGGGTGGTGTCGTACAGACAGATGATCTCAAGCGGAACCATGGTGACGTTATCTTTCTGATACTTCTGCGAGCTGTCGCCCTTGATCTTGGCTTTGTGGATGGTGTACTTGCGCGTGCCGGGCCCGGGGCCTTTCACGTTCAGGTAGACCGTGCGGTAGTCGTACAGATCCGTCTTCCCTCCGAAGATGAAGGTACTGCCGCTGACCGCCGCCGTCGGCTGGCCGAACGCCAGGGCCAGATTCTCCAGGCTGGCTTCCGCCAAATTGGCCTTGAACGTCACCGTCTTTTTGATGGTGGGAGCACCTACCGGGCCGAGTGCCTGGTCCACGTATATTTCTTTAACCTCTTCCGAGACGTTCAACTCCACACCTCCGTCGGTCGCACCGAGGTCTGTGGCGGCCGCCTCTAACGCGGCGTAAGCCCCCACCTTTATAGTGTTGGTCGCCGCAACTCCGAGTACCATGTTTGCCGTATTCATTTTAAGTCCTCCTGGTTATTTTTCTACGTACAGCAGCGTGTAGAGCGCTGCTCTGTGGTGCAACCTTGTGTCCTGCTCGTACATGCTGGTACCGCCACTGTGCCGGGAGGCTTTGATGTAATAGGCGCTGGACGTGATGGCTATTTCCGCATCTTTGTCCAGCAACATTTTCAGCCTGCGCTCAATGGTTTCCGCGGCCAGAGCAGTATCCGCGAAAATTGAAAATCCGTACATGCGCTCTCGCACATTGTTTCCCTTGGTGCGGCCGGGGTCTGACTGGATCCGGTAGACCATATAAGGGCGCGTCGCGTCCTTTGGGGCAAAGTTAGGGTATAAGCGACAAGCTGTCCCGGCACCGATAAGGCCGGTAAGGGTCGCGTCAGTATTCAGATAGGCTATAAGGTCTTCGGTCATTCTGCGTATCTATCCGCTGTCCAGTTTTTCATCTCAGTTAATGTTCCCAATCGCAAATTAAAATATTCTTTATTGTCAATCATAGGGCGTAATTGGCGTAGAATCGCACCCTTATCCGAAGAAACTGCTCTTTTTTTAGAGAGTTTATTTTTTCGTTTTACTACTTCGTCTATTCTTGCCTCAATCGCACCTTTTAGAGATGGGAGCATTTGCTGAATACCAGGGAAAAACCAAGGCCGAGCTGCCATTTTACTTGTGCCAAACTCCAACATATGCCCGTAAAAAGCCAGTGAGGTTGAATAAATCTTTAAAGTGATAGGTTCACCCAACATCAGAGGAAGTATTTTGTATCGGATAGATTTTTTTAATTCTCCACCTATGCTATAAGATAAAATCTTTCCACTTGTTTTTGACCGACTGTTAACGGTGTGTGCTTCATGTGCGAATGGTGCGGAACCAGGAGCAGAGTATGTGTCTGCGGGAGCCGGTATTAGGCTATCTTGAAGACTTTTCTGTATCAAAACCCCATTCATTGCCATGATTTCCTGCACGCCTACCTGTACATCAGAAAAATCCTGTTTTAAGGACGCTATAACCGCGTCCTTGTTTTGCAGTGCCATGAAGCTTTCAAATTCGCTCATATTCAGGTCGCACTCTGCGGCTGTTCCGACACCATGAACTGCAACTCACGGTTCCGCATTCCGATATTGAGTATCTCGATGATCCTGTAAATCGTGGTGCCGTGCTTTATGCGCCACTTCGGGCTGATACCGGCCCGGTAGCGCATTGTTATACGGGCCGTTACCTCGCTGTTAGCCGCCTGCGCCGCGAAGAACTCTCGCCCCCGGAGGGGTTGGATATCCGCCCACAGGGTGGCGTAGGTCGTCCAGGTCTCGGAGCCCTCGCCCATAGCGTCGGCCGCGCGCGCTACCTGCTCTATAATCACACGATGACGGAGGCGGCCGGGGATCATTAGAGCTCCCTCTGGTACATAAGAAATTGACCTATAAGGGCCTGAAGGCTGAGCGGGAGCTCTTTTATCTCGGTGGACCCGATGCCGGAGGCCGCCGCGTCCCGGTTCTCGTACCAGTAACTGGCCAGCATTTTTATAGCGAGCTTCAGTTCTTCCGGCACAGACGTTACCGTGGTCGCGGTGGCGTGGTATCCGGCCACAAATTCAACGTCCACCCCGTTTACGGATTTGAGAGAGGACGTGGGCCACGAACACCCGCTTTTAAGGCTTATGCGCGCGGGAAGAGATACAAGGTCTGTGTCGTAATTGGCGGCGGCGAAGGTAGCCACCACCCCTAGGCTGTCGGTATAATTTACACTCGTTATCGAAAGCACCGGCCCCACTGGTATCTTGATCACGCTCTCCCCGGGGAAGTTATCTAGGAGGTGATTCCAGGTCTGAGTCATCATCCGGATGCCGGTGATGTTCTCTATCCAGCGGCGTGCCGCGACCCCGAGCGAGGTTATAAGCGTATCATCATCGGATATGTCCACGCGCATGTGGCTCTTGATCTCGGCGACTGTCACCGGTTCCGTGGTGGGCGCGGTCTTTAGATAGAGGTTCCCTTTCATGTTACCTGGTCTCCCGCTTAGCGTCGGTAGCTAATTCTATAGCGTATCCGCCCGCTATAAAAGCCCTTGCGGTATCTGCCGGCAGATCGTATTCGAAACCGGAGTTCAGCATTATTCCAGGCCCCATAGCTTTAGAGCGCATACGCACACGGATAAACGCGTCCAGGGGGATTACGCTTACCGCAGTTGGAGCGGATATAGTATCCGCAGCCGGAACAAGCGCAGAGGCCTGCTCTATAGCAGGTTCCGGCAATTCCGCAGGGGGTTGCTTTTTATATTTCGCCATATTACCCCAACAGGACCGTAATGGTCCCGCCCTTCGTGGCCTCACCGGCCTGCGCCAGAACTATCTTTATCCGGTCGTTGGCCATGTATATGAAATCCTCCACCGGATTACCGGCAGAATAGACCAGCGCCGCGCCCGACGTGTTGGTAATAACCGCCTGGCGGGGAGCATACGTCGCACTGGCGGATACATCCGTGAGGCTGAGCACGGCCTGCTCGGTGCCCTCCACGGTTATGGTCATGTCCACCGTGTCGGCCAGGGGGTTGGTGCCGGGCTTATTGTAAGTCACGCTCAGGATCTTTCCGGATACCACTTCCGAATAAAACGTACCGGTACCGTCGGCCGACCCGACAAGCGTTATTGTTTTCTTCTGTACGAACATAACCCTCCTCGAAAATTAAGCCCCTACTCCAGAATGTTTCGGGGCTATTTTTTACTGCGCTCCGACCTTAACCCAGGACCACGTTCCGGCCGCGGCCTCCGTGGAAATGTACAGAGCATTATCGCTGGTTAGAACGGCCAGGCAGTTCTTGCCGTAACCTGACGCAGGCAGGGCGGCAACGGCCCCCACCAGGCAGATGGACTCGGAAGAGGTTGCCGCAGTGGAAACCAGCACTGTGGAGCCGGTAAACGTTCCGGAAGCAGCGGTCACTCCGTAAGTCGCAGCCACGTTTTTAAACGTGATATTGTCTGTCGTTCTCAGATTCTGGTTCTGCAGATACGCCTCCGCATCGCCCTGACCGGTGTTTATCGTGGCGGCGGATACCGCTCCGCTAAATACTCCGGTCGCCGTTCCGATTCCGTAGGTCACGGTGATGTCGGTGAACGTAGGCTGCGCGCTGATGTTGAGCTGCGCCGCCTGGTTTATCGTCAGCGTGGACCCGGCCTGCATGTCTATGAGCCCGCCGGTGCGGACTTCTATTTCGCCACCGCTGAGCACCACTTCCTTCGCTCCGCCCTGCTCTTTGTATATCTTGGTGTTCTGCGCCATGGCGGCGGAGGCCATAAGCATCATCGTCACTACTACGGAAAGTATGTTTTTCATTTGTTCCTCGTTTTTTAAATCTCCCGCCCCCCTACAAAGAGGGGGCGGGGATTAATTTACAGTTACCGATTAGCCCAGTTTCACGCGGGCGAATGCCGCGGGAAGGACCGGTTGACCGTCCACGTGGACGCGGGGGATGAAGCCGACCTGGTTAGTCGCCGCGTACAATTCGTTGAGGCGCTGGATGCTCATCTCCAGGCTCTCCACGATCTGATACTGTTTGAAGTCGCCGAACACTCCGACGTAGAGGCCGGTGGTGAAGGTGTTCGGGGCGTACTCCGACTCGTACAGGTTGGAGCCCAGTAGGGTGTCGGGCTTACCGGCAGCGAGGGATGGCGACCAGAGGTAGCGGCCTTCTCCGTCTTTCAGCTTGGACGCCATTTTCACGGCGTCGCGGTGCATGACCCAGCTGCCGGCCTTCCGATACTGGCCGGCGACAGAGTACATCGCGTTGATGAGACCGTCCGCCGAAAATGCAGTCGCGGCGTTATCGGTGGCCACGTCCCGATCCGTGTTGATGCCGGAGGCCGATGCGTAGAACACGCCGATGGGCATCGTGGTTCCGGTGCCGTTAAGGAAGCCGTTCTCCTGCGCGGCCGCCATTTTATAGCTGATTCGGTCGATGACCAGCTGCTCCGCTTTGGGCGAAAGCTGGATAAGCTTCTGGGAGACCTTGATCAGCTTGCAGAGCTGATGGGGGGTCAGGGAGCGCTTCAGCAGCGCCAGCGTGTCGTCCGCGGTGGCGGCCACTATCTCGGCCGTCCATTCTGCGTCGGAAGCGTCGGCGGACACGTACGGGATGCCGAGGGAGGTGGCCCCCACTACCTTGTCCACGGAGCAGATGTTCTTCATAAACATCATGTTGTTGATGCCGGTGATAATCTTGTTGGCCAGCACCTCGGGCACAAGGTAACCGCCCTCGCCCACGGTCCCGGCGGACATGGCGCGTAGCTCGGTGGAGTCGTTATGGATGAGGTATTTCATGAAGGCACGGACTTCTTTCTCGGTGTCCTTCCTGACTTCGCCTTTGGGCTCCTCGATCTGGCGACCGGCTTCCATCCTCAGGCCGGTTTCGAGCTCCATGGATTTCTCCATCCGCTCGGCCTGGCTCTTCAGCTCGGTGGCGTCCGCGAACATCTTGTCGTAAGAGACGGTCTCTTCGGCGGACATCGCGCGGCCTTCTTTGTTGGCTTTTTCGGCCAGGGCGCGGGAATCGGTGATTAGCTTGAACGCTTTTTCCTTCAGGGCTACGATTTCTTTTTTCATGGTACAGTTCTCCTCTCTTTATTTAAGTTCGAGTTCCAGCAGCCGGCACTTGCGGATTTTGTCCTCGGTGCTTTCAACGTTTGAGTGCTCCGCCGGATCAACTCCTGCCGGGGGCGGCTCAACTTTAGGCGCCGAGTGGTTCGCATGGACCGGCTCGGGCTCACCTGTTTTAGCGCGCAGCTCCTGCTCGTATTTTTTTACCAGCGTCATATCCTCCTCGCTAAGGTTCTCACCCCTGTTGAGGCGTAACAGCGCTTTGTAAAGCTTCATGTTTTCACCCGCGCCCACTGCGGAAATAGCCCTGGCGGACACGTCGGTCTGTAAATAGGCCGGGAACGTGACCGGGGAAACGTCGAAGAGCTGGAGTTCTATAAGTTCCCGCTCGGCCAGGCCATTCGGTTCCATGGGTTCCTTCCAGGAGTCCTTTATACAACGGAAACCGAAGGAAGACTGTGACACGTCGCCCCGCTTTATGCTCACGCGCAGGTCGTTGGCGCAGGAAGTGTCGGGCGGATAAATCATGTACTTAAGACCGATGGCGTCCTCTTCCAGCTTAAGCGTCCCTGCTTTGTTTCGTCCCAAAACGTGCATGTCGCTATGGTTCCATAACGCGCGCACGTCGGCCTCCTGTATGGTTTTAGTGAAGGCTCCGGGGAGTATCCTCTCGCGGAAGCCGCCCAGGTCCTGGCTCCACTGGTTAAAAACGGCCGCGTGTCCCTCTATGGTGTTAGTGTCCGCGACGACACGTAACTCCCCTGCAGAATAACGGCGTTCAAATTCTTTCTTGGTTTTCATGGTTTAACCTCTTTTTTAGGTGCCCCGACTTCGGCTATATTGACCGGCATGAAAAATTTATCACCGAGATCTCCGGGCAGGCGGTTCATATTCTCGCGCTCACGGATCTCGTTGGCGGTCATCCAGCCGTTATTGATGGCTACCTGGTAAGACTCGCTCCGGCTTTTCATGTCGCCCCGGAGCATGGCGTCGATGAGGAACTCACAATAAACATCCCCCTGCTCGGACGGCATTATAAGTTTCGCCTGTATCTCTTCCTCGATATTAACCAGCCAGGGACGGATGGTATCGGTTCCGAACTCGATGGACTGCTGCTCGATGTTGGAGAACGTAGCTTTGTCCAGGTTCTGGATCTTGTGCAACGGCATGCGGTACAGGCGGGCGATCTCTTCCACGGAGAACTTGCGGCTCTCTAGCAACTGCTGGGCCTCCGGGTCGATGGAAGCGGATTTAAATTTATAACCGGTAGGCAGAATACTCACGCCATAGGACTTTTCGGCCCCGGAATGACCAGCGTCCCAGGCCGCGCGCAGGCGATCGTAGGCTGCATCGCTGAGCTTCATATCGGTTTCCAAAACACCGCCCACAAGCCCGCCGTTGGCAAATGATTTGCTGGCCGCAGTCTGGTTCGCTATAGCCGATCCGTATACGTCTTTGGCCGCGTGGATTTGCGAAATGCCGACCAGGCCGTTAGAGCTGAGGCCTTTAACATGGAAAACATCGTAAGAATCTAGCGTAACGGTCCCGCCAGATTGCCTTGTATATTCGTACACTATGACTCCGTTAGCCGCGCGCATCGGCCGCACCCGGCTGGCATCCAGCGGCCACAGGGCCACCGGCCGCCCTATTCCGTCACGCTCGATCTCGCTGTAGTGATTTCCGCCAAATCCCAGGTTGGTCATCATAGCCGACTTCCAGGAGTAGGCCGTCATATCCCGGTTAGGGGTATAGCGCATCAGGTTGTAGAGCCGGTGCGCGCTGGCGCGCTCCTTGCCCCCGTCCGAGCGCCGGTATGTGATGATAGGCAAGCTACCTACGGTCTGCGCCAGTACCTGGACGCAGGCCCACACGCTGGACAGGTTCATAGCCAGCGTATCGGTGACGGTGATACCGGACGCGGTTCTGCCACCAAAATAATCAACAAGCCACTGGTCGGGTATACCCAGTGACCGTCTTACGAATCCTTGTAGTTTTTCTTTCAGTTTCACAGCGTTCTGACCTTGTAATCCGAAAAATCTTCTTCTTCTCCCAGCGTACTCCGTAAAACCCTATCCATCCCGATGATCAGCGAAACCATGCCGTCAATCCGCTTCTGCTTACCGGCCGTCTCGGCCGGCTTGTGCGGGGCTATCACCCCGTTGGGGCCCGTCCGCACTTCTATGTTGTCCGCCATCCAGTTCAGCGCCGGATTATTCTGGTGGACCATCGTCCCGGCTTCCAGGCGCCGCTCCACTTCCTTGGTGGGCTGACTGATCGTGGCAAAATTCTGCGAGACCGGAACCATCTTTATCCCTATCTTCTCCGCCTGCTGCACCACCATGGTCGCGTTGTAGGGGTCGAAGCCTATCTCTTGCAGACTGAAGAGCTGGTTAGCCTCTTCCATCTTCCCCACTATCGCTCCGTAGTCCACCACGTTACCCGGCGTCGCTATTATGTGGCCCTCGGATATCCACTTGCTGTATGGAACTTTGTCACGCTGCTCTGCCGCCTCTATCCGATCCGCCGGCATAAATAGATGGACTATGGTGTAAAGTTTGTCCGGCTCCGGGAACAGCAACCCGAACGCTGTCAGATCCAATGTGCTTGAAAGATCGAGCGCACCAAAACAGTTTTTTCCTTTCAGGTCATCCGCTGTATAATCCCGGGCCGCGGCCCGCCACACTTCCGAGGAAAGCCATCTGCTTACCGCCGATAACCACTGGTTCAGGTGGAGCTTTCTGAACGTGTTCTCATTTCTCGGGCTCTGCTTGGCGAGCTTGCACTCCTGTTCAAAAAACTCCTCGCTCAGTATTGCGCCCATGCTCGGGTTGACCTTGGCCCATACCCGCCGATCTTTCCAGTCATCGGTCTTGCTGGGCTCGTAGACCACCGCCAGGAGTTGCTCGTCCACCGTCTCGTCTTCGATAACGTCTTTCGCGTGCTCATATTCCGAATAGGCTATTGAGTTCCGGTCGGAGCCCGCGGTTGTTATCGCGATGTATAACGGTTGCTTCCTGGCCGCTCCGGATCCGCGCGTAAGAACCTCGTAGAGCTCGGAGTCGCGCAGCGCGTGGATCTCGTCGAATACGCAACCAGAGATATTCGCGCCATGCCGTCCTTTCGTATCGCTGGACACCGGCACAAAGCTGGACTTAGTCTCCGCGCAGGTTATGCAGTTCTTGATCACCGTAAAAACTTCGGCCAGGGCCGGTGACATCTCTATCATAGTCTTCGCTTCGTCAAAAACTATTTTCGCCTGCTCTTTCTCGGTGGCCGCGCAAAAAACCTTCGCGTTGAACTCTCCGTCAAATCCCGTCAGATAAAGAGCCAGGCCTGCGGACAATGTTGACTTCCCATTCTTCTTCGGAACCAGCAGGAAGAGTTTGCGAAAGCGGCGGTATCCGTCTTTCTTGCGCCGCCATCCGAACAGGGTGCGGAGCATTTCTTTCTGCCAGTCCAAAAGTTTGAACGGCTTCCCGGCCTGGGGGCCAGTAGTTTGAACACAGAAATTTTCAAAGAACAAAACTATCCGCTCTGCCGCTTCGCTGTCGTACCAGTATTTACCAAGGTGCGTTACCTTCTGCTTGGGACAGGGGCTAATGCCCCGAGCCATTACGGAACCCCCTCAGCAGAAAATCTTTTATCGCGCTACCGGCCTTGCCAGCGTCGCTACCCGACAACCGGCTCCGGCTGGAAGGCGTGAGCCCGAACTCGGAGGCGTAAGCCATAAATACCCGGCGCTTCGCGGTACTGCCGAGCGCGACCGAGTCGGAGTACGCCAGGCACAAGGTTCTGAAAGCTGGGAGATCCACTTTTGTCAGGACGTTCTTTTCCAGCAACGCGGGGTAGATCTCTTTCCAGAAATCTTTCGCGGCCGTAGGCCAGTTTTTCGGGGGGATGGTGAGCTCGGCTTTTTCAAAGGCGGGCTCGTTCTTGTTGATACGAGAAGATCGAACGCCTTTCAGCGTTTTTAAATTTGTGGGTTGTGGTTTTCTTCCGCGCATTATTTTTGTCTTCCGAAACCGCCGTTCTCTTTCACCGTCTTCTCGCTATGGCAGCTATGGCACAGTGCCTGGTGATTCTCCTGCACCCAGAACAGTGGGTCGTATGGTCCGCGTATCGCCTTGATGTGGTCCACATCCGTGGCACCGCGCCTGCACTGTACACAGATAGGGTGCTCTGCCAGATACATCCTGCGGTACCGCGCCCATCTGCTTCCGTATCCGCGCTCGCTCGCAGTGCCCCGGCGTTCTTGCTCAACCTGGTTAAACTGCTGCGCGTGCCGGGAACAATATTTACTTCCCTCCGCCCGGTACTCCGGGCACCCCGGCATCACGCACGACTTGGCTGGTGCATACGGCATTTTTAGAGACCTTTAAAATCGCGCCTTTCGGCGTCGGGTAGTTTTCACCACCACTTCGTAAGTGGTTTTTCTTTGACCCCGTGTCCACGATCTTGTCGGGCCGGTTAAAAGATTCCTCGCTTACAAATTTTGCTCACCAAATAAAAAAGGCCAGCTCTCCTTTCGGAGAACCAGCCCAGTATCTGGTGAGAGGTTCGCACTGGGTGCGATTAAGCGGTGATCAATCCGCAGACCTTTATGCTTAAAGTATATTACACCCTTTCACTTTTGGAAAGGGACAAAAAGGGACATTTTACAATACGCCTATACTCCAATGGATATTGACTGCGAAATCTTAATATTCTTTTTTTCGCACAATCATAAGTAATATGCTTTTGGACTATTAAAAATTTAAGCTTGCCACAGCTCCAGGCGGTTACCATTTCCACAGTCTCAGTGTATGTCGATGGTTTCACTTTACATCCTCCTTGCTCTCCCGCTCCGCCTCGACGCATTCCTTGCACCGCAGTGGCCCGCCGCCGAGGCAGCGATTCAAAATGCGATTAAACAGGTCGCAGCGATACTCTCCGCAACCGGCGTACCGCAGATAGCCGCATGACCTGGGATCAGTCGCGCAGTATTTGCCGTCCTCTGTTTTTATCTCCGTCTCGACAGTTATCGTTAGCGTGGTCATGGGCGGGATTCCTTTTTGTCCTCAAGCCCGTTCAGGAACGTGCGGGCGTCTTTCATCCAGTCCCGTTTCCAACTGTACTCTACGCAGTCACTGCATGGGGTGCTTATATGGCACGAACAATTTGCCTCTGGCATATCGTCCCCATTCTCAACCATAACCCGCACCAACTCTACCGCCAGCGGTTCTACCGCCAAAGGGGCGGGGGTGGTTACTATCGGGTCTTTCCAGATTATAGATTGCCCACATATATCGTGCATTTCTTCAAACGTGATATGTATCGCCGGGACGGTTTCTTTACATTCTGGACACCATGCGTGCCCGTCCTCCGTCGGCGTGGGCTTGTCGTGGCGGTTGACTATTTTGAGCATATCGTCGGCAAGTTTTAGGACTAGCGGATTCTCTGTACTCCTAACAACCGAATCATATAAATCGCCTATATCCTCAATCAGCTTCGTGTTCATTTTGTGGGCTCCTTTAATATGTTCCATTTGCTACGCTAAAATTCCATTTTTTAAGGCTGTCAGTTATTCTTCCGGAGTTTTTATGTCTTTTGTTTAGGAATACCTTGAAATCCATATTTTTAAATATCCCCGGCTGATTACACCATGCTGCCAAATCGGTTGCGAAATCCGATATACGGCTCCCCCAACAAGATATATCCCTCATTACGTATGGTAGGATTTTATGTTCTCGCATATAATTTATGCGAAGGACAAAATTCTCCAGATCCATTTCAGGGTTGACATAGGTAAACATTTTAATCTGCCAAGGTTTTGCCCAGGATAGAAGTGGCAGTTTAGATTTTATGATTTTGTATTGTGAAATATCGTCAAATGCAAAAGTGTGCTCGCCTCTGTAGTTTAATTTGGATAGCAATAGGCTATTTTCTTCATCCAGAAGCCGCATATCAAAACCTTGATTAAACTCACATCTAATTTTAGTGGATATTAAATCCGCTAGAATCTGTTTGTGGTTGGGAAGGGCCAAGAAATTATTGTCGAGGAATTTTACTGACTTGTGTTTTATTATTTCTTGTGGCGTGCTTACTTGGCGCAAGCCTCCTTCTTTTTCTGGAACTTTGCAGAATCCGCACTTGCGAATACACCCCCTTGAAATAAAGCCTATGGAATAGTTGCAATCTGGATATATGGAATAGTCCGGCTCACAAGACTCTATTTCTACATCTAATTTTTTATAAATCGAAGCGCCAGTCCCACCAAACTCTATGTTATTGCCTTGTACATAATCTTTGCTGCATCCAAACACACAACTACAAAAAGCGGCATAATATCCGGACGTGTCAACGCTTTTTACAATCTTTTTTCTAGACGGATAATATGGTATATTGAGTCTTAAAACATCCACATCTGCCCCGACTCTTTTATACCATGTAGACAAGCGCATCAATGCCAGATTCGGGATAGTGGAATCAGCATCTATCAACAATATCTTCATATTCCCTCACCGTGTGGCGTGTTACCCCTATGTTTATTCTGGCACCGCGCGTACGGACCCGGGGCGCGGTCTTGAAGGGTTGTCATCCCAGAGATTTGAAGGGGTATCCCCCGCCCAGTCAAGCATAGCCTGGGCATCGTCCGCACTCACTCCCTGGACACAAGCCTCCACGCTCCTGTCCTCATCACCTGCCGCCATGCAGACCGCGGCCACAAACAGCGCCGCGGCACCGCCCACCACTGTGCCGCACCAGAATGCAATCCACATCATATCCTCCCATCCAGTTTATATCTCCCCCTGTGTTCAGTCGGCATGATTGAAAATCCTGCCAACGTGAGAGTGTTGAGATCTCTCTGAACGCTGCGAACGCTTATACCGTAATCATTGGCCAGCGTTTCAACATGAAGCGGCGCAATCTGCAATCGGAGAACGATTGACAAACACCGAGCCAGGTGAGAATATATGCGTCCGTCTCTGCCTTCTCTTTTATTCATTTTGTTTTTTGTCCATGTCATATTCAAAAGAGGCTTACGGCCTGCTCCTCCTGTTCCCTGGTCATGTTCTCCGGATCCACTACGTCCTCGCGTATGATCGGCTTGGGCGCGATGTCGGGCAGAGCGTTGGCTTGTTGTATTTCCCCGGTCAGCAGTTCGTCCAGGTTGAACATGAAGCCGCGCGAGGCCTTCAGGCAGCGGACGATGTTCGGCCCGGTGATCCCCAGCTGGCGGCCGCCGTCCAGTATTACGAACGGCAGGACCGTCCGGCACTTGTAGCACATGGGCACCCTGGCTACAGCTACGCTCCCGCCTCTAGGCAGCTCAGCGGATACGATGTAGACCGCGATAGGCGTGCCCACGCCGCCTCCGCATTCGTCTACGCCCACGAAGCATTTCTTACAGCGTACGGCTCGGTCGGGCTTGGTGTAGCCGCCGGTCTCCGCTTTCTTTCTATTGCTGCTCGGCAGCTTCTTTGACCAGTCTGGTACCATGTTCATATTCTCTCCTCAGTTCATCCCATTCGGGAAAATCTTCAAGCACGTACTTCCAATTCCAGTCCTCTTTGCCTTCCTTGGTGTAATGGTCGGAGAAGTCGGTGAGGCAGAGCTTGGTGCGCTCCACGTCTCCTCCGTTCAGGGCCAGCAGATCCTTAGCCGGGTAGAACATGCCGTTCTGCTTTAGGTACACGGCGCGGGCCGCGGCGTTCATGAACTCCATGCCCTGTACCTCGCAGTAGTGCGCCGCGACAGCCAGGATGTCGGCCTCCGGATACTGTCCTTCCGGAAGGGCCCTTTTTATAATGGTGTCGTTTTTGTCGCCATCCCTTTTCTCGGTTTCGGTCAGACCAGGCGAAGCCGGGAGGGGGCGCGCGGCGGTCGGTTCGGTCTGTTCCGGTCCGGAAAGAGGGAGCGAGGCGGAGGCATCAGATTTCAACTTATCCTTATCGATATGGTTATCATTATCGTTCTGGAAGTCGGCCTCCGCACCCCCTCCCTGTACTCCGTACTCCGTACTCCCTTCCTGACGTTCTAAAACATTCCGGAATGTTTTAAAAAGTTCTGGAATGTTTTGGATTGGGTTTACCAATGAGAATTTCATTGTTTCCGGTTTTGGAGCAGGAATTTCGCTCTTAACCTCTTTGGATGAGGGGCGTTGATGTTTTAGGAAATTCCGAATCTGAATGTACCGTCCTCCGTTGGCCTCATATCTAACTATGAACCGTGGTGACAGAGAATTTAAGATCTGATCGGATGATATATTCGCCATATCGTAAGGTATGATCTGAATGGCAATTTCGTCCGGATTATCTTCCATGCGGCCTTCTCGGTCGGCTAAGCACCATAAACCGATAAAGAGCAATCTGGTCAGCGGCGTGAGTTTTCCGATATCTGAATCCAGAAAGAATTTAGGTTTAATATTTCTAATGCGTGCCATTACCTCACCCCCTTGGCAAGGAGCGCAGCGGCCTTAAATCGTTCGTTCTCCCAATCGCTCAGGGCGGCCCTGAACTGCTTCGAATCGGCGGTCTTGGCCTGACACGCCAGCCAGGTGTCGTTGAGGGCGTCCTGGGTCAATTCCAGGCGGTTGTAGGCCTCCTGGTGGTCGCGTTGGAGGCGAATGTCGGCGGCTACCGGCCAGACCTTGCTGATCCGGGCTGTTGAGGCGCTGAATAGGCTCTGGCGCTCTTTCTCGGCCGGGGTGGTTGTTTCGGTGATCATGGTTTCCTTGTTGCGAAATAAATTAATGCTCCGGCCATAAATACGGCCAGGGTGTAAACAGCGGCCCAGCCGGCCAGTGGTATGCGCCAGGCGGTGGGGCGTTTCTCTGTGATGATGAGGTCGGGGCGTTTCATGGGAGATAGACCATTACAGCCTGAACGGGTTTTCCGTTCACGGATTTTAGAACCCTGGTAAAATCTGACCAACCAACAACGTCTCCCTCTTTAAGTTTTACGGTACGGAAAGCCGAGACAAGCGGGCATTCCTTTTTATTGGAGCAGGGATTTTCTCCGTCCCACTTTTCCGGCATCATTACGACCCAAGCTTTCATTTTCGTCTTTGATTCGCTCATGCGGCCTCCTTCGCAAACCGTTTATGCACGAGGACGGTGCATGTGTGCATTTTTCGATTGTAGCGGCGCTCTGTGGTCTGGACGATGAGCCCTTCCTTCTTAAGCTCCGTGACCCTGGGCCGTATGGATAGCTCGTCCAGTTGGCCGCGCACGCGCCATTTGACGGCGGTGAAGATCTCGTCAGCGGTAGCGCCCATGGGGCGGTTCTCGTACTCGCGCAGGCATAGGTCCCGGAGAGCGGCCACGTCCACCCGGCTTATGGCGTCCGCGCTGCAGGCCGCGGCCACCCCGGAAGCGTGTGCCTCCGGGGTAGCGTTGCCGTTATCTTCGAACAGCAGGGCCTCGGTCATTTCTTTGCCCCGGCCGGCTTGGCCTTTTTGGCTTCGTATTCGGCAGTTGCCTTCTTCTTGGCTTCAGCCTCGATCTGTTTTTTCTTCGGGTGCCAGCCGTAACCGCGTGTTGAACCCACAAGGACTGCGGCGAGCTGGTCGTCGGTGAGCTTTGAAAGCACGATCTTCTCAACTCCCAGGGCGTTGGCGAAGTGGACACTCCTGGTATTCCGTAATGCGTTCAGCGCCGCTTCCGCATATGCCTCTTTGGATGCTTTTATGGTTCTCAGCGCTTCGACTGCCTCAGCGGCGTATACCGCATCGGTAACAGCATTTTGTATGAAGTTATGCTTTTCCCA